AAATTTCTGCATATATTGTTGTAATTCCATATTGGATACTTTACCACCAAATGTTTTACTTATACCAGTCATAAACTCTTTAAGTATCTTATTATAGTTTTCATCTTCAGGTGTGAGTAAAACATTGGCGTTTATAGCTTTTCCAATACTATGTTGTGTTAAGAAATTTACTGCTGATACCCAGTCTGGATCAGATAAATTTCCCGTTTCCATGAGATCTTCTAAAGCTTTATATTTTAGTATATTTGCATGGCCCTGATTATTTTCTTTCTCCAATTCATTCCAATAAGGAGATTCCTGTTGGTCTATAGCTAGAGTCATTTTATCAGCATGTTGCCCTTCACGCTGAAGTCTTCTTAATTGCTGTTCTCTCATAATATCTTCATGCTGAACATTATCTATATACTGCTTCATAAGAGTTTCAGATTGTCTTGGATCAAGACCTTGTACATTAGGAGGATTCAATCTTTTTGATGATCCGAAATTACTTATATTATCTAAAGTAGGTTGCCCTAATACTTTATTAAGAGTAGTCGGCTTAACAGATTGTTGAACCATTCCTGTAGTTGGTACTTCTACAGAAGAACCCTGTCCTATAGGTTGCTCTATAGGTTGCATTTGCATATATTCAGGAGGTTGATTCCTATTGGCATATTGGTTCATATATTCTTGTAATGATTGGTTATAACGTTCTACTTGAGGTCTTTTAAGTATATCCTTAAATGCAATCTCACCATATTGAGAATTAGCATATTGCCTTGCTTGTATAGGATCAGCTCCCGCTGCTACCATAGCCTGATAGTCTTTTTCAGCTTGCTTTTGTTTCATTGATTCTTGTAGTTGCATCATAAGTTGTTGCGATTTAAGTTGCCCTGCAAGTTCCATATTCTGTTTCATTTTAGCTTCGAATATAGGAGTAACAGATTCAGATAATGACTCTATCCAATCTTTTTGTGGTTTAGCTCTGAATATTTCCATTATTACCTCCCTAGTCCACTGAATAAACTTTCCATATTTGTTCCAGCGCCTACTGACGGATAATTACGTTGTTGATTGAATCCGCTTGTTCCTTGATTAACCTGTCCTAGAGTAGAGGCAGCTCCTGCCAATAATGGCATAGGATTGCCAGACACTATAGATCCTATTATTGCTAATATCATAGGTAATGATTTTTGGAAACCACTTGTTCCAGGTTCATTATATTCATATTGGAACTGTGGTTGCATACCTTGGTTAAGCATACCCATTAACTGATTTTGTCTGTTCCAATAGTTCTGATAACCTAGCTGCGCAAGATCGTTTTGATAACCACGTTGTGCTTGGCCCATAGCATTCTCCATAGCACTACTGGACCCAAGTCCCATACCACCAAGTTGTGCTGCCATAGTAGGCATCAATTCGTTCTTATAGCGATCAGTAATAGCTCCTGCAATACGATCTATATCAGGAGTCTGCTGCATTCCTGCCCATGCAGTTTGCGCAGCATTCTGGCCTATAGCCTGTTGCCATGGTGACATAGTAGGTAATTGGCTATAATATCCTGGTGTGGCAGAGAAAAAATTTCTTAAACTGTCAGCTATCCCTGTTGATTGCTGTGGATTGTACGGTTGTACGTTAGTATTTATGTAAGGCATTATGGTACCCTTTTCTATAGTGATATCGATATCAAGATAAGTGTAAGAAAAGGATCTCGATTATGCCAAGTTCTGAGATTACCGATCAAGGTAACTATATAACTACATTACCGAACTTCAATCTTGAAGGAATGGATATTAATAGTAGAGAGTTCAGACAATTCATTGTTATTCTGACAAATACAGTTAATGATATCTGTATGGCTATTAATAATAAAGAATCAGGATATTATTCAACATATGAATTCTTAACAGGTAAACAACTATATCCTGATCCTACATTAGATGGTACTACAGTAGAACAACCAAACAGACCTGGGATATATCGTAAATGTTTTAGATATACGACACCGTTACCTAATACAGGTACTGCTCATATTGCTCACGGTCTTTCTATGGATTCCAGTTGGAAGATAATAGATCTTTGGGGTACAACATTTGATAGTACGGCAACTCAATGGCTCAAAATACCCTTTGCAGGTACAGGTGCTGATGCAATAGATATATACGCTGATTATACCAATATATATATTACAACTCAGTCTGATAGAACAACCTGTACATTTACTAATATAGTTATTGAATACACAAAGTCCTAATCTGTAGGATTATATACCGTAGGCATTGCATATATAGCCATTGCTTGCAAGGTGAATCCACTAAATGCAGAACTCTTATCTAAGATTTCATCTATAGAGTAATAGATAACTATAGAAAGAGCACTTCCTTGTATATTAATATAAGCAGTTCTCCAAAGAGAATCTTGTGTTGCAGGAATATATCCTGCTTCGTCTGAGAATAAAGCAATTTGTGAAGTTCCATATTGAGAACCATTATTAAGTCCATCAGGAATGACGTTAACAAAGCTGTACGAAGGAGAACAACCTACTTTAACATAGGCATTAGGGTTCTGTTGTACAAGACATGATATTTTCTGGATAGCTAATCCTCTATTATCTTTGATATAGAAATTAAAAGGCTTTGTTCCGAATTCCATAACTGAAACAAGTTCTATAGTACCACCACCAAGATAAGTTTCTGTAAATGCGAGAGATCCATCTTTTGGATATACGAACAATGTATCTTTATCTACAGGTGTTACATTCCATATCTCATCATTAATATGAGTGGTGCCCATACAGTTATTAATATACACAAAAGTACTACCACGAATATTATGTTCAATAGAGGTAATAAACCGTGAAGTATTATCTATTCCAGTTATAGTTAGACATTTACTATTTCTGGTAATACTTGGATTGACTAAGAATGTCCAGCCTTGCTGATTCCCTGCAATAACCATCTTAGGATGTTTCTGCAACATAGGATCGTACCACCGAGCATTACAGGTCTCCCAAGCTTCTGTCATAGATGACCATGTCTTACTACCTTGTTTCTCCCAATGTCCAAAACAGGTTATATTATCATCAAATATCGACCATGCTCCATTTTTATAGTTATAGACGAGTACTTGGTTAGGATATTTTTGACCGTTCGGTACTGCCCCATTATCTTTATTGAGTGCCCAATAGAGCATCTCCATTTGGAAATCTCTTATTCCATATACATGAGATATCTGATCTTCTTCATTGAACATTTCATAGACCATATCAGGTATATCATTATCAATACGCTCTACAGCATTACCATTACATACATGGATCCCTGTAGCTCCTATACCTATACAGTTCTTATCTAGAAATATCATAGAGAATTGGCTATGCGCTCCAAGTTCTGTATTAATACTATGAGGTATAAATGGTGCTATATCATTGTTAGCATAAACTACTTCCCATGTAGAATGAGTACAATAGATTAATATTCTGTCATTCAATATGGAAGCTGAAACAATAGGTTGCTTAGTAGGTAAATCAAGATATCCTGCTGTTTTCTTAAGATCAGTACGCCATGCATCGACATCTTTAGGGTCACCGAACCAGGACCAACGGATCCTTGTAGTATAGGTCTGTCCTGCTTCTACCGTATTGAGTGCAAAGAGACGTCCTTTGTATACTAAAAGAATACGACATGTATCAAGATGGTCACCAGAGGAATTTATAATAGGGTGTAATGCATTCCAACCACCTCGATACCACTGGATATGGTCAGTATCTTTATTATTAGTTACATAGAGTGTATCTAAATTTATCCCTGTATCGTACCAGTTAGTCCAACTATAGTAATCAGTATCGAGTCCTGTCCAGGTCATAGTGCCTAAACGGTCCCACCCTAGAACAGGATCATATATATAGGAGAACTGTCTATCGAATGCAAATGTATCATTATCATTAGTAAGAGCATGTTCATAGGTAGCGAATCCTATAACAGGTAATGTTGGAAAGAACCAGACACGCATACCTGGAAGACCGTTAATAATAAAATCACCTAAGGTAGCACCTGGTGTCAGATCGAATCGTCCGAAATAAGGATTCCAGTCTACATCAGTATTAAGTTCAGATGCTGTAATAACATAAGCACCTGTAGTTACATCAAACGTAGCTGTACCTACACCGCCTACACTGACGCCCATAGCTTGAGGTCCTGGAGCTGCACTTATTATAGTAAATGTAGTAGTTCCTACATGGAGAGATTGTCCAAAATGTCCTGTTGTTGGTGCGATACCGACACAGTTTCCTACTGCGTCTGTAGCATTAATATTAGTTCTGAAATCAACAGTATTGCACATCATATCTGCAAGACCGTTAGCTACAATATAGAATGGTACATAGTTTGTACCATCTTCTAGGAGCATCATCTGACCTATTTTAAATAGAGCACCAGGCCACTGACCAAACGCATGTCCTGAAGGATCAGTGGTTACACTATGTTGTATCTTTAAACGTGAAAAATATTGTTGTACTTCTTCAGATTTAGACGTATCCATAACAGTAGCGCCCCACCGTTTGCGCATAGTACCACGCCAGGCAAATGCATTATGAGCATAACTGAAAGCGTCTTCAGGAGCAGACCAAGGTGGTGTATCTGTCTTGATACCTTTGTTATACGGTCCTATCAGGAACTTATCATACATTTGCATACCCTTGCTAAATAAATTCTCCATTCATCTACGGACATTTCTCCCTTAGATATATTGCAATTTTTACAGCTGAGAAATCTATCATATGCCATCTTATATCCCTATAGTAAACCAGGTGAACCGTAGATTATTAGTATCGGATTTAACTCTGAATTGTAGATTAGTGACACTGAATGCTTGCACTTTACCTGTTGCTGCTGGTACTCCAGCACTACCTCCTGCACTCACATAGCAGTATGGTTGTTGATTATAATGAGGGAACCCAAGACCTATTGGTTCTAATAATATAGTAACCAATAAAGGATTAGTAGTTGTAGTTCCATATTTAACAAGGAATCCACAAGGTAACCTGAACCAATTGATATGATCTGCTGCGTCAGTAAATTGGTCATAAACGCGTGTTTCTGTTAATGGTATAGGTGCTTCTCCTGTTCTTCTATAAAACAGTTCATAGAGTCCTGTATCGGCAGAAAGCTTATTGTACATGACAATATTATTAGCACCTGGGACCCAGTCATTTCCTGCTTTGAAAGTAACTTTCTTATGAGACCCTGCTCCTACTGTATTGAAATCTTCGTGATCTACTCCAAAGATAGTAGAAACTTCATTAGTATTGCCTCGTAGATCAGGTTGAGAGACTGCTATTATATCAGTTGGTTTAGGTATATCTATCGTATATGCCATATTATATTCCTATAGCTATCCAGGTAAAACGGACTGCTGCAGTTGTAGTTTTAACACTGAAATCGTTCTGATGAATATCGTACATAACAATACTGTGCAGCGCATAACTACCATCTTGAGCATCTTCAGATACGAATACATAAGGTAACTGTGTAAATGCATATTCTCCTGTCATATCTACAGTCTTTGTAAAGGTTGCAGCAGTTACTGTATTATGTCCCATTTTAACGATGATACCACAGGGCAACTTGAAGCTCATATAGCCTACATTCATAGGCATAGGCCATTGTCCTACTTGGACCATCTTTGTCCAGTTGCATATAGTTCCGCCAGTACGCTTTATAAACAGATCGTTTACCATCTTGAATAATGCTATATCATTGCCAGTCGGAACAGGTTCTACAGTTTGTGTTCTTAACGATACTACTTTATGTATCCCAGCTTGAACTTCGTTGAATCCTTCATGACATAAAGAGAATACTGTTGATAGTTCTGTATTATTTTCACGCATCTTTGGCTGAGATATACAGAGCCTATCTTGGCTTCTAGGTTCATCTCTTACATATGTCATATATTCTCCTTAGTAATAGCGCCATGCATCATATCCGAATCTACTAATACTTATAGGATCTACATATATAGTAGAAGATCGCTGGTCACTTAACTGTAAGGTCAACTTACGTGAACATAATGTTTCCTGTTCTTGGAACTGTTGTTCTAAAAGAGCAGCAGAATCATTATCAAGATCATCTTGGAATATCTTACGAGCAGCTCCAATAGCTATATATTGCCACCATTGATCGATCTCAGGATGTTGTGTATCAATCAAAAGTTCTGTAGGGCGTATAGTTGCATTAATAACTACATCGTACACTTTATCTGGAATAGGACGCATGATAAATGTATCACCATAAAATAGCATGGCTATAGGAAGTGATGCAGCATATTGTTGGAACGCTATTGATATATCAGTCCCAGATGTTGGAGCGAAAGGGAACGATAGTGTATAGTTACCTGTTATATAATCGATAAGACCATATCCTGTGGTAGACGTATCATCAGTAACGAACATGCCATAGGTACGTATAAGGCCATTGAGTTCTTCAGGACGATCGTAAAAGCCCATCTTAGTAATATTACCAAGATCTATATAGGTAGCAGATACTACCATAGATTTCTGGATGATAGGCACATTGCCCAATGTCCCCGTAAATATAGTTGTTACACCGTCTCCCGTACCTATAGATACAAGGACCTTATTTTGTGGATATAGAGAGAAGAACTGTGCACGATCTTGGCTGAAGAATATTGGTCTTCCATGGATATATACAGGTTGCATAACAGAAGTAATAATATTCTTAAAATTGTTCATCGTATCATAGACACTGTCTGTAGTACTGTATTCACCTACATAAGGGCTTGTAAGAAATTTGAAGGTCCTTTTTAGGTGGAACACCTGGTCTCTATAAGGCATATCATATAACACGAACGTATTAATATAATTATCTATAGTAGTATCGGATATCTGAGTTGGAGATTTTCTCCTGGACAGTGTCCTTACTTTTTCTCGTATTTCTGCTAGAGTAGCCATGTTCACCCTTTTCGTAAAGCCGAGTAATATGTATATATTATTCGGCTACTGCCTTCATAAAAGACTGTATTTCATCTTTTTGAGCATTCTTCAAAGAGAATTCCATAGATACAAAATCATAGCGTGCTACAATCTTACCTACTATCTTTGATGGTTTTCCATCAGGGCCTATATGGTTCTTATCAACCTTATAACGACCTGATTCTGTAGCAAGATGATTAGCTACAGCTAAAGGTAGATCATATTCATGACCATCAACAAGCTCATAGGTCTCTACAGGATCATTCGCATATTTTCTGAAAGAGAATTTTAATGTAGCTCCTGGTCTCTCATAGAACATGAACTTACCATGTACCTTTTCACGATCTTGATCTCTTAAATAATCTAGATTTTTAACTCTTTTAGTATTTTGTGCCATATATTCTCCCTGATCTTACGGGGCGGCTTTTATACCGCCCCTCCAGATTCTATAGATTTGGTGATTTCTCTGCATACCAATGCATTACGTCGCCATTTTCTCCGCATGGAGCTATGAGGGCTGTAGGGCCTCCAAGCAACATACCGACAATGCCTTTATTCTCTACAGCACCATCGAACACTCTCAGATAAGGGAGTGATCCATCAGCACCATAAGGAACAACGGTTGGTAATTGATATGGAATATCAGCAACTAAAGGCCATCTGAATGCAGTGAATGCAGTTGTATCGACATCTATTGTGAATGTCTGTGCAGTAACTGCTACGATAAGCGCATCATAATTATCAAGCTGTACCATGCCACTTGTTACAGGGACATGCATACGTACACGTTGTCCTACTTGATAGCCATGTATAACTGATGTTGTACATACAGCTTGAGCAGCCTGTGTAATATTGATAACAGTACGCGCTTCAGGGTACCACATTGGGTTCCAGTCATAGGATACTATTCGGAACGATCCTGCACCACCTAATGGCAATGCTGTTCCATGTGTTCCTAAGGTCATAGTACGAGCACCATAGTTAACTGCTGTAACTGTATAGTCGATACCACGAATACTTGGTGGTAAAGCAGCACCTGCTAATCTAATAACTGTACGGTCAGGTATGACACGAGCAAGACCTGCGAGATCTGCTGGAATATTTGCTACAGTGATAACAGGGTTAGCAGCAGCGGTTGTTCCCGTAATATTGTATGCATTACTAATAGATTGTTTAGTAGTATCTAAGAATGTCATTCCTGGCACACGTACTCCACCTGGAAGCGAAGCAGCAGTGCTAACACGAACAGAAGCAGTAATAGGTGTACCGCTATACCACGTTACATAACCGTCATTATCGCCCATACCGCTATACCATTCATAGACGATACCTTTAAGGTTAGTCGCATTAGTTAACGCAGTTTGATTTACGAGTCTGAAATAATCTACACCGTGCCCTACTTGGATGATGCGTGAAGTTCCGTCAGAAGTGAAGGTGCCACGTGAACTCATTGGATATATCATGTTATCTCCTTTATAAGCTCAATGTGCAAGATTGACGTACTAACCATTCATCATTGAATATTACGGTAGCCATACGTGTCTTCCAGCCCATATGTGCTTGTAATTGTAATGGCCCTCCAGCTACCCAAGGTGGTGTATATAAGAACTGTGCATGCATGCCATCTTGGTCTACTATGCCGTATGATTCATGACCTACATAGATCAAGTCATAGACATCAGCACCATTAATAGAAGCATTATCACGCATAATACCACCTGAACTTAAGAAGAACCGTGCATATGCATATGCTCCATGTTCAGCACGAAGGGTATTTTCCTGCGATGGATAGTTATACTTAGGAAGATATCCAGGTATAGCCATAAGCTGAGAACTCATCATACCATTACCGAAGCACATATATGCATCGTATGTAGGTCCTGTTCCAATGCGCATTTCTGCCTGGTTCATTTCCATAATGGTGTCTGCATCGGCCATTTGGAGCATTGTAGTAGCATCTAAAATGTCCTGAGCTGTGATATTGGTAGGAAGATCTCCATTAAGACCATGCGTACAGTCGATACGGTTAGCACATGCACCTAACATTGCTGCTGCAAGATCATCTTCAGAATTACGTAACTGGATACCCTGTTGCCATACGATACCGTTCAAAATAGGGTCTTCGTTAACAAGTACTACAGTATCAGTTACAGCAATCCAAGCACCGTAGGTACTTAACTTAGCATCTACGTAAATGCATGAAATATCATTTGGTGCTGGGTTAACGCCGTCATCGAGTGGTGCTGTTGCTGATGGTAATTTATTCCATCGTTTGAATCTCATCGTATCGCCACTATTTTTGTCCATGGTCATACGAGTAGCAGCAGCACAATAAATCTGTTGTTTTGTTGGGGTACTCAATAAGTTTTTATTAAGGTTTTCAGCCACCGCTGGTGGCAAATTCCCCGTGTTCATTGTCGCCATTATTGGCTCCTTGAATACATCTAACTCTGTTCACGGTTGACGAAACCGCTACAATCAGTCGAGGACTGGCGAGGTCCATATCTGCCTATGCAGTTGACGAATCTGCTATCTGTCATAGCAAGTTTGGATACATAGAAAAGATATATGCAAGAAAAAAAGGTGAGCTATCGAATGATATGCTCACCTTCAGGGGAATAGGTTATTTATTACCGTGCATATAATGTTGCATCAATCTACAACGAGCTTCTTTTTCTTTTTGAGAAAGTCCCCGTTCGAATAGATGAGCTTCATTTAATGCACTATCAGTATTCTTTGCTGTACTGGAACTCTTAGGACGCTTAGTATTGTCATGGATACGTGTTGTTATATCTTCAGATTCATCTTGATGGTACCCCATCTTTTTGATAATTGAATATGTAGATAACGCTTTTGCTTTAAAATCCTGAGTATTATTAATGACATAAGCGAGTTCAGGATTCTCTTTTGCTAAACGCTTAACAGATTCCTCTGTTACTACCTGATAGAAATCAGGACATTCAGCTTTGATAGCGAGTTCTGCCATCTGGTTCTGCAAAGCTGCGAGTTGTGCTTCCCGTTCCTGTTTTTCACGCTTAATAACTTTATAATCTACAAAATCATCATCAGAAAGAGATTGTTCAGGTGTATGTACAGGTTGTTGCTGCCGTGCCATCTCAATTTCTCTGAGTTTAGCCTCATATTCTTTAACCTTACGTGCATATTCTTCATTTTGTTCACGGAGCATCTTAAAGTTACGTTCTTGAGCTATATTTTGTGCTCTACGCTCAACTTCAGGATCAATAGGTGTATCAGATTTATCAGGTATATGTTGTTCGTCTTGATGAATTTCTGTTTGATTTTTAACAAGTTCAAGATCTTTTTCGATATCTATCATTTTTGAAGTCTCCTTACTACTAATTCATTTTCTTCGTTACAACGTCTTATATAGGTCCCATCCCAGAAGTTAAGTACTTCTTTAAGTAGATGATATTCATGTGGTTTTATGTACTTACGGTTGCGCAGCATAAGGTTACATTCAACAACTGATGGAATACTCCATAGAAGCTCTAGTTTTCCCGTTGTTCTATGATATTTGTACATATCATTAAGATAGGTAGGTGTAGGAACACCACGGCATGCTCTGCCGAGTATTTTATAGACGTTGCCGAACTTGATTGACTTATCTCTAAAGAACATCATCTGTATATAGAAATCTCCGTCGAACTGTTTTAATCCTTTAGTTAGCTCTGCATCAAGCTTTGTACGATAAGCCTGTGCATATTCTTTGTAGATATCTTCAACAGACTCTGGTTTAGAGCCTTTTAAGAAAGCTTCTTTTGCTTCGTTATAAAGATTTTTTTCCATGATTCCCCAGAAAAAGGGGGCATAGTGCCCCCATCGATTAACGATATCTATAACGTGACAATGACCAGCTTTTTATAACCATCTCATCAAGTTTTTTCTCTTTACGAGTCTTTTTTTGCTTGATTTGTGGTGATTCGCCAAGGACGTTATAAAACAGTTCATCACACGCTTTTTTAGGTCTTGGCATGCTAGGCATTTTAGATCCTTCCAGGCTTGAATGCTTTCTTGATCTGAGCACGTTGTTCTTTCAAGCGAGCATCAACATCAACAGGTTTCCATACATAATCTTCAGGTAACGAAGTTGTGTAAGGATTATCTACCAACCTTGAAATAGGTTCATTTGGTAATGGACTCATCTGGTTATTAGCCTGTTCCAGGTAGAATGCAGAACCGTTTTTCTTTGCCATATCTGGCCCTTTCTATTAAGAATGTTACTTTCGTTTCTTATGCGGCTTGCGTACCGCTATTATTACCGCTTTGCGTTGCCGTCTGTTGCGCATTAATACCCTCACTAGGTAATGGTGTCTCCTGACCTGCTGTTACAGGTGCAGATAACATATTTTTAAGTCGTATAATTGCTTCAAGTTCTGATATATCGAGTTGTTCAATCTCTTTCATAGATTTGACCATGTTCAATATGGCCTGCATTTCGTCTTTCTTAGCTTCTGCTTTACGTTCAACAGCAGACGCTTCATTCTGGATGACCTCTGAAGTACGCTCCATAGCAAGCCCTCTATCAGCATCAGCCTTAGCATTAGCCATATTTGCTTGCGCTTGGATCTGGGCCATCTGTACTTGAAGTTGTTGCTGTTGTTGTTCTGCTACTTGTTTTTCAGATTGGTTAATAGCTTCGATAATATCGTTCTTATTTTGTAAGGTAGATGCTTTAATAAGTTCACTTTGAGGGATCTGGATACCCATCTTCATAAGTTCCATCATCTGGACAAACTGCATCTGTTTCTGTGTTGAAGTATAGACCCCTTCTTCTACTACGCATGAATAATCGCCCCATACGTGATTATTAAACAGCTCTGTAGGTTCTTCATCACCGAGGATATTTCTTACCTTGCCTGTAGCAAAATTCTTCTGGATCAACTTAAGAAAAACCTCTCCTGCCATAGTCTGCGTGAAATCTACATTATCGAATACAGGTTGTAGTGCTACTAGGTTGGCCCCTTGTCTTAGTTTGGATAGTACACCTGCTATATCATCAGAAGCTGCACCGAGTAGCTCCTCTGATGCCCCTGATATTTGGTTCATTTCAGCTTTAGTATCTTTACGTAGTTCTTGGTTGGTAGGCGGAATAAATTCTGCTGGGATAGGTACAGCAGCTTCAGCGAGTGGTATAGAAGATTTAACGGCGATACCACGGCCATTACCTGTCTTAAATACACTTTCTTTATCGACTAAAGCATTTTCATGGTATATAAATCCTGCATTAGCTCTTGATTCGAGCTGATCGAATTCCAATATCATACGGCGATTGTACAGGTACTGAGCAGATCTCAACGAGCGTACTATACCCTGATATTTATAAGCATAATCATCAATATAAGGATCGAAATAGCAAAACATAGGTGCAAAAGGATATATATCTAAGCCATTGATATTCTCATTGTAGAAACAATGTCCTTCAACAGATATGGAACAGTTCACCGTAGGAACTTCTATTTTCTGGACCTGTATATTAGGGTTTCTATAGAGATATTCGTTAAGATCTTCATCTTTTCCGCTCCATTCATATTTATCGAGCGTATTAATATCTATTAAGAAAGTAGCTTGTCTATAATCTCTATACCAGAATTCATCGTAAGCTACACGACCTGTATAGTACCGTGCACCCATAGGATTTTCTGGCATGAATTTATTATGCGCCGTATCAGGTGGTAATACAGCAATATCTTCTGCATACTGAGGCAATAGACTCATAGCCTCTCTGCGTGTCATATACGTACGTTTCCATATCGCAGAACAGTCAGAAAGATCTTTTTTTGTTAAATATGGATCGATGAGTACATTGTTACCACATAGTTCTAGTTTTATATCACCGCATACAGGATCATTTCTATAGTCCATGTATATATGCATCAATGAAAGTCCTATAGAAGTAGCTTGTGCGAATGCTTGTGATATCGTATAGAACATATTGTCTTTTTCATGGACCCACATCATAACCTTAGTAAGTTGGTCACATGTCGTCTGATCTATCGGTCTATTTTGTCTTGGTATAACTATAGTTGTCTTACGATTTTGCATCTGACGACCGACGATCATGTTATGTATCGGTCGTATATGATTGAAAAAGAAGTTATTACGACGAGACGGAACTAATGGGCCGTATAGAGTATTATAAAACTCTTGCGAGCCGGCTAAGAATTCCGTATCAATACGAGCTTCAGCTCGAAACGACTGGTTGAAATGGATAGATTCTTCATAGAAATTATCCATACGTTGCAGCACTTGCCTGCTACGTTCATCAACAGCGTTAAAGGTTTCATCAGAATATATCATTGTTTCTACTCCATACAATAGGCCATTTGTTTGCATTGTATGGACATAGTTTGTATAACAACAATATATTTCTAACGATATCTATAGGTATTCAGATTGTACGGTAACCCATGCGTTTCAGCCATAGCCTTGAGATAGCGTTTTTGCAGATCTTCAGGCGATGTTTCTTTTTCTATAAGATTCAATGAATTACACATGTACCTACAAACGTCGGCCCCGTGCGAGTATGCGTCATGTTTGGGCGTAGGTTTATACACATTATTTTTAGTATCCCATTCTTGAGAATAGTTTTGCATACAGCTAATAAATCGTTCGCATGTAGCTTCATTAATATAGAATCTGGAAAATGAACATCTGACTACCTCTATGCCATCAAGAAGTCCAGATTTAGGTATAATAGTGAATTCTATACCCATACGTTGTGCCATCTGGTAACGTGTAAGCCCTGAGCCGAACTCTTGTACGCCAATATCAAACGGAGCGAAATGTTGTGCATACATATAATCCTTAGACAATACATACTTGCAATAATGTTCAAGGCCGAGTTTATTGTTCTCATAGTAGTCAATTATATGGATAGAGCCTCCGTCACAGACCTGAAAGAAGATTATTGCACAGGAATCTGACACACCAAGGTCCCACGCAGTATACGTAGGATAGTGTGTCTCATAAGGAACAACGCCTATGCGACCCTCAAGACGTGCTTTGATAAGATATTGTCCATAGAATGACCCCGTAGCACCAATGTTGAAATCTGTATAATATTCTTGTCTTGAGAACTCGTAACTTATGACATTAGTACGTATCATATGCTGAATATCTTGTTCAGATATATGCTTAGTATCTTCAACAGTAAGTTTTTGACAGAACCATTGCGGATCTTCTTTGGCTATTTTGTACAGGGTATAAAAGTCATTATGACCGAACGGCGTAGACTGGATAATAATAAACCCGTTGTTATTCTGTACAATAGATAAAGCAACCCTAAAAGCTTCAGGATCTGCTTGGGCATACTCTGAGAATATTATCCCCTTAGGATTAGAGCCACGAATAGACTTGTTATATGAATCAGAGCCTACAAGTTTGATAATAGAACCATTATGCAACTCAATAGACATATTAGATTCATTTTTCTTGTATATGAGATCTTCAGGTACCATATCGACTATCCGTAAGCCATCATTACGAATCGATTGCCATATGACAGTTTTTCCCTGTGAATAGGTAGGTAGACAGTAGAAATATACACCTATATTCTTCAACGCTTGTCTTAGTAAAAGATGCCATAAAGTAACATCTTTCCCAGCCCTTCTTGGCCAACAGAGAAGTGCAAACCGTTTGCCCTGGTTCTCTATAGCGTCAAATATATCTCGTTGATATTCTCTTGGTTTATAGGTATCACTCAGGTTTATTTTTTTCTCGTCTTCCATAGTCCTCTAATACTACTACACGGGTACGATTATCAACCTCTTGGGCCATACTATAATCTTTGTCATGCTTTACCAAAGAAACTCTTACAAGACTAGGCTCAAATTTCCTGGTCAATCCGCTTTCTAGTAGATGCTCTGCGAATATCTTTTTTGCGAATGCATAGGTATCACGAAGACGCTCATATTTCTTAACCCAGAATTCGAAAGTACACCCTGGAATTCCAAGTTCATCTAATAAACAATAGAATCCTCTACGACCATCAGCATTATGTGCATACTTAATAAGTTCATCGCAAAGATCATCTATAAAGCGATCATCAATAGTATTGCCAAGGTAGTTATTTAATCTGTAACGTTGATAATATTTGCCTTCGTATTCTTTGCGGATTTTTTTCGACATAAGGTAACTCCCTTATAGTTATTTCTGTTCGAGGTACATTTCCATAGATCTTTTTGCTTGATATCTCTGATAAAATACAATCGTTATCATAAACGACTGTTTCCATGACGTCACATATCCATTTGATCATGTTATCAGTATCAGGCTTATAGAACATAGGATCATTTTCTTTGTATTTAGTTGTTCTTTTAATAGGCATATAAAAAAGAAAATCTGCATGACACGGACCTATGAATTTATCACAAGACATTTGGTGTTCTATTTCTAAACGCTGTGCAATCTTATCTGCATGTTGTAAATCATAGAATCGTTTGCCATACCCGTAGCGCATCCGAGCACGTGCCTTAGCTACAGGATCGCCCATAAGTATAAAAAAAGCCTCTCTATCTCTCATAGAATCCCCTTTCTATATAGAGCCATTTTGGGGTACATTACTACATCAATAGAGAGTAGACAAATTTAGCTTCTATGAGATTAGATTTGTACAGGTATAGAACCACTAACAGAAAGGGTCTATTATGGACGTAACAAGTATTTTAGAGGGTATTCAAGGTATTCTTGGGTGCTCTAAGGATATTGAGAATGTGATTAATGAAGTAAAAGAGGCTATGGCAGACGGGAAGATAACTCCATCAGAGTTTCTAGAGATATTGAATGCAATAGTCCAATCTGTGTCCAATATTACTAGTGCTGCGTTGGACATTAGGAAAGAAGTCGAATAAGAAACATTAAATTTCACTTATATAAAACCGCCCTTTATGGGCGGTTTTATTATTTCTTTTTAATGTTGAATCGCTTAAATCTCATAATATCCGTATTTTGTTCACTACCTTGTTGCTCTTATAAGGCTCATTATTCTTCCTTCTTATTTATATATACCCAGTTACCATATGAAGGCATAGTATCTAATATATATGTTAACGTTGTGCTTTCTGCCTTATCTTTACAGGAACAGCAAACTATATACTGTCTTACTTTATCAGTCTTATATGAATATCTAAAGAAAACTTCAATGCTATCCTTCTTATTTTTACCACATTTACAACATATAATTGGTGTTATTTTAGTGGATTTCCCCATTTGTCTACCTTCCAGAAGTCATTAAAGACATGGTTAGTATCAAATTCGTCATTGTCCTCTTTCGCATCCTCAAACATTATATTTTCTAAAGCATGCAAAATAGCTGGTTTTCTTGTTTCTTGCGGTGGTTCATAGATATAATAACCGTCTAAGGTCTCGCACTCATCACAAACACGACTGGAAACCCAAGAACCATCTTCTAATGTAAAGTATGTATAATATGCACATTCTGGCTTATCTTTACCGCATTCACAACATATGCGTTGTTCACGTGTCATCTTGCCACCCTTGCAAGTAATATTTTTGTAGGCAATGACCTCTTCTAAAGCAGACTTTAAGTCGTTAAAAAGCTTCTTATTCATATTTATTCTATACCTTTTAATACCACTCTTGAGCTTGTCGTTGTTGTGACCAAGTCTGTCGCATCTTGGATAGAAACATCTTCCATAGCTACACAGGTGAAGGATATAAAACCTAAAACTATAAACAATAATTTATTCATCATAATCCTCGTTTTTTTCGCAACTCACTATATTATAATTATTTACTAATAAATGACTTTAATAACGCACTCTGTCTTAAATTGTATTCTGCCGTACATGGACAACATAAAACTATATCCCTATGTTTATTATCTTCATAATCTAGAAATGAAGATCGTAACCATAACGGTCCTTCTTTATGAC